TCTCCATCCACATCACTTATATATCTAAAACCATCTTCACCAGGTTTTAGTAAAGTAATGTAATATCTTCCATGATCCATAACCATAAAACGAATATTTTTATTTCCACGGATATCTCTCATTTGATCGGCATTTACAACTTGACCTGTATTTACCGTTAATGATTCAAAATCAATTTCATCAAGGATTTTTTCTAAATCTTCACCATCTAATTCTGGTGGCGCAATCACTGGCATATCCCGAACTTCTTGGACGCCACCTTTGCCGGTGTTTGGATTGTAACCTACTGCAAGACTTATAGCGCTTATATAAAGGTTTTCATCGAAAACTTCTAAACCCCTATCCATTGCCATAGATGTGTAAATAGCTTTGGCTGTTTTTTGGGCAGAACCTCTTGCTTCTGATTGATAATTAAACGCCATTCCTACTTGATTAGCAAAAACACTATCTGTTACTTCTCGAGTAAACCCAACCGGCTGATTGCCTTGCTTAATTAAATCCATGCCTTCGAGCGCTTGATTAGCTGTATCCATCAAGCCAAGAGTAACAAGGCCACCAATATGAGCTAGTTCTGGCTGTTTAACAGCAATTTGTGCTAACACATCTGGCGCATCTTTTTGGAAAAACTTAGTTAATGTTCCCAAGACCGTCATCCTGGAAATTCTATCGCCTTGTTTTAGTTGTGCAGCAAACACCGTTGCTTCTTCATTTGTCAGAAACTTAGGCTCTACACCATAGATAGCGGCGACTGTACGGGCTTGTTGCCGGCGCTCTGCAATTGAACCGGACAAACCTTCCTCTGAAGTTATATCGAGTGGTCTAAATTCAATATGGCCAACACGGGCGGCAAAAGACAGTGGGTCATTCTGCGTTTCAGTGTTCATCGTTCTTAACAAACCACGACCAGATTTTAAGATATCGGCCTCTAGAAGCGTATCTACGCCTTTGCCACCGACACCTGGGATGCCTCTAGCTATAATATTCAATTCAGTTTGTAACTTTGCTGGCGGCATTATGCGGAACGCAAGCATTGCTTCACGCTCGACTTGCAGATTAGCAATAGCTTCTCTAGCTTCTGCACCATAGTCACCTAATCCATTTGCTCTGTTTTGTAATTGCAAAAGCATCTGTTCACCAGGATCACCACCGGCAGTCATTATCTTCTTTGCATCTTTAATGTCTTGAACTGTATCTCTTGCAGCTCCTTTTTGAACAGTAATCTCATTGTTCAATTCAGCTTGCAAAGAACGAACAAGTGTTCGTGTTCCTTCAACGCCAAGCTGCCGCAATGGTTTCTTTTCAAGACCCTCAAGATACTTTTGCTTTTCTTCAATGGTTGGTAGCCTCTGAAACTCTGCAATAGTACCAGCTTTACGGGCTTTAGTTCTGGTGCTTTCAACCCATTTTGCTACGTTGGTTTCGTCAAATTGCAGATCGAGCATTGTTTGCGCTGCATCATTTATACGCTTTTCAAGGCCATCAGGTGTAGAGTGCGGTGATGCGCCGTAATCAATGGCATCTCTTTCTCTATCAGCAAGGCTTTTTATAAACTCACCTTGTTTCTTTTGAATCAAATGCTTTTGATAGAACTCGCTGTAGGCAATCTCTTTATCTGTAGCAAAGTCTGTTAACCGCGCTCTAAGCAGACCAGCTGCAACAGGGTCAACATCAGATAGCGCTGCCGGAAAACCATCTACAATTTCACTTAATCGAGATTGAACGCCTGGGATAAAGTTGCCTTTTTCATCTTCGCTATCACCAAATGATGTGCGATTTGTCTTGGCTTCGCTTATCAGTCGGTTGATTTCAGCCCTGGCCTCAGTCTCGATCTCTGCCGATGCAATGCGAGTAGCTGCCTGGTATGCTGTAGTTTCAGCAACAGTAAACGGTTTCTTATCACCGCTAAATTTCTTGAGAACTTGTTGTGCGCCTTCTTCTTGCACCATAGACAGGCCACGCTGCTCGGCTTCCCGTTCAGCTTCCTTGGCAATAAAGCTATTCATGCGGTCTACTTGTTGGGAAAGTGTCTGGGCAAAACGTGCAGATTCACGCAGATTAGCATAATCGAAATCTGGTGGTGCGAGAGGCTTAACGCCTACATTCTGATATCTTGGTAGCTTTGCCATAATATTGCCTTATCCTAATTCGCCAATTTTAACGCCTGATAAGTGCCGGTTGTTGCCGTGCCGATAGCATTTGCATAACCAGTATACATAGCTTGTTGCCCTGCTTGCTTATAAATACCGGCTTGAACATCAGCATTAGACAGAGCCAGGACTGCATTATCTTTTGATTGTGCATATTCACCACCAGCTTCGCGCCGTGCATATTCTTGTAATGACAATGCTGAACCTGACAATGGATCAACACCAACCGCAGCCCGTGCCACAGTTGTCGCTAGGTTTTCATTTAACCCGCGCAAAATTCTGGCAGCTTGCATTTTGTATTCAGTTGCCTTTGATTTGCCTTTCAAGCGCTCTTGAGCTGCTTGAGCATTATACATTGCTTTTTGTGATTGCGCTGCTTTGATGGATAACCCAGCGCTAACCGCTGTACCAACAACCATAAGTTTAGCCATTGTACCTAATGCTGCAAATGCTGCCATATCAATTCCCCACGCTCATGTGATACTCAATACCTAATAATGTCATCTTTAGCGGCACACTCTGGCTGATTGTAATCTGCCCCGTACCACTAAATCCTAAAATGCCATGCACAGTTTTAGTGCCAGTAAACTCTTGAACAGCTGTATCAAGAACACTAGCGCCTAAGTTACGGAACGAAACCAACTTGCCATTGATGGTAATGTCTTGTGTTTCATGCACAATAGCGTCCACCTGAACGATCCGTTTTTTCTTAGCCTGGACTGTACCCTGCGCTAACCTTGGCTCTGCCGGAAGCGTCTTAATTGTGACGTCATAATTTTGGCCTACCTGATATGAGGTAGTGGCAGCTGTAGCAAAGGTAATTGTATATGGTGATGCCGGCACGGTTTGCGCTGCTTCCAAAATACCATCACGAATGATGTTTACCTCTTTGCCTTCCAAATGCCCCATCGTCACACTGGCAGCTGCACCGCCTGTTTTGACTGAATCCAATGTCAGATTATCATCAAACTGCTCAAGATAATATTTAACAACACCGTTAATAGTGCGTTTTACAATTGCATAAGTAGTGGCCAGTTCGTTAGCTACAGCAACATATGATCCATCTGTGGTAAATTTAGTTGGCGCAATCACGTTTTGTGTAGCTAACAATGAGTAAACAATCATATCGCCGCCGCTGTTTACCAAGAATAAGCGGTCTGTCTCATCAGTTGATGCGGCTCTCCTGATCGACAAATCAACGGGATCGCTTAATAGATGCGAACTCAATACCGATAGCGCTTGTGTTCCATAGCTATTGGTTGTGTCAGTAAACTGAAAACTAATAAGCGATTTGCCCTGGCGTTGCACAAAGATGCTTGCGCCGGCCAGATTTTCAAGCGGTACACCAGGCTTACATCCAATCCGGCTTTGCGGCTTTATAAGAAATGTTGCTGGTGTAATCGGATCAATATTTGATTGCGCGACAACAAATTCACCACCAGTTGTAAATATCTGGAAATCAGGCCCAGAGTTAATATGCACAATTACATTCAGCTGATTAGTATTGATGGTGGCTTCTAGCGCCTCATCATCTAATCCAGTGCCAACATTAAAGTTGAAATAGTCAATTACCTTGCTACCCCAGATTGTGTTGGGTCTGGATTTGCTGCCACCAAAATATAGCCGGCCTTCATGGAACGCAGCTGATCGTGGCCAACCTCTTGTGCTTGACCAGGCATCTTCATAACCAAACTCTAACTCCCAAGCACCGGATGCAAGAGCATCTGTGCTGAAAAAAGGTATTTCAACAGTAGCATTAACAACAGTGTTGCTTACATATTCTATAATTCTGGCTCGGCCAAAACCATTTTCAACATTAATATATTCATCAACACTATTAGCGCCAAACGCCTTTACCTCATAGCCGCTAGTTGCGTCTGGAGCTGTATCAAAGGCCGGATAAACTGTAGCAACTTTTGTTGACGCAACATAATCTATTATATGTCTGTGCTGCCCAGAACCAGTACCGCTGGTTATATGTAACGAAAATCCATTACAGTCATCATCGCTTGTATATGAACTAGCTGATTTTAATGTGATTGTATTAGATGAACCGGCCTGTGCCGTGCCTGTGTCAGTTGTGACTGATGATGCGGTAATTGTAATATTACCAGAAACAGCGCTAGGTGTGATCGTAAAATCTGGATTATCAACTTGTAGAGTGTAAGCATATTGCGGAACAAACTTTAATGGCAAAGCGCCCAATGTCCAGCTAGTATCGCTATTGCGAACCAAACGCTGCGTTTCCAAGTCCTCATGGCATAAAATGAGCGTATCAACAGCCTGGGTAAAATTTAACTCATCAAGCATGGCAGCTGTAATTGCTGTGGCCGTGATGTAATCGTTACCACTACCATTGATGTTTGTTTGCAACACACCACCCTTAAATACATAGATGCGCTGATTAACAAAGACTAATGTGTAACTATCATTGACGCTAAATTCAAATGGAATGATTTTGAAATCAGTGAATGTGTTGCCAAAGTCATGGATGAACTTTGTGCCTGGTCTACGCTTGACACCGCCTTGTGGCTGCACAATTACGTTTTGAGCTGTCTCTAAACCATTTTGATATTGTTCAAGATCAGTCCTGGCACGGAGTAACGGATCAAGCTCTCCAACGCTGAAGTTTGTTTGGAACTGGATTATTCGCGCCATATCAGCCCCTTACATCTACAAGAGAATAATCCTCGATAACTTGCGGTGGCTGGCCACGGCTGTCGATATTCATTGCTTCGCGGAACAATCCACCACGGCCATTTTCGCCTGGTGAACCAAACGCTAGACCTCTAAAATAATCTGCCTTGCTTACCTGGTCTGTAATTATCATAGCCAATTCTGAAGCCATTGCAGTGCGGAGAAAATGCACAAAATAGTTTGGCATTTTGCTTTCATTAATTGTGGCCTGGTAGTCGATATAAACGGTTTCTAGGTTAGTGTAGACCTGATCGCCATAGATTTCCCATCCATAACGCAACGGCTTTTCATTAGTGCTAGAGCTAGCAAACAGCGCCCTAACGCCAGAAAGCATATCGCCAGGAAGCTGATATGCGTATTGCCATTCGTTTGTTGGTGTAGATGACAGTCTTGCCAGCTGCTCTTTTTGATACGACCAGCTCCAAGGATACCTGGATAGCAAACTATCTCTGAGGTCTGGGTAAAGCCTATCACAAGCCTGGGCAGCGTCAGTGCCTTCTGTGAAGGAAGAAAGGGGCGCAGCGCCCAGCATGATAAGTGCATCAGAACAAATTGATAGACTTGTATCGCCAGCTGCCATACCACTCTCCTCTTGTTAAGAGGGGGCAGCCGAAGCTGCCCCATCCGTGTTAGTCGCCATCTGTGTTGGCAAGTGTTGTGCCATCATTGACATCAACAACGCCAGCAGCATTTGACAATACATACACTAGAGTTGCCACCGCTGTTCCACCTGTTGAGGTTACACAATAAATCAGATCACCTACTTCTAGGCTGTCTGAAAGATTGTTGAAATAACCTTCTGTGTTTACATCAGCAATTGCATCTGTGGTGCTGTAGGAGTACAGAGCTGGGGCATTGCCTCGCTTTGCGGCTCCAATGGTTGCAAAACCTGTTGAATCAAAAGCCATCGTTTATCCTCCTTATTCAGTACAAGAAATTTTAACGATGCCTTCATCGTCAATTGCAATAGCACCGGCAGAGAACATTGACGAGACAAGGAAAGACGTTTTTTCTGGAACGTAATTTACCTCTGTCTTTTGCGCCATTGATTCTGCATAGCCCATTGAATCACGATGCCAAGCAAAGCAAGTACGGGTTGATGGCTTTGGAAGACCACCTTCGTCACGATCACCCATTGTTAGGATTTGGAAGCCCATGAAGGAATTAAGCTCACCACGAGCTAACGCTTTCACAGTTGCAAAATCAGAACTTGTGATCTCAGTTTCGCCAAGCAGAGCATCGAGCTGAGAAGCGTGCATAAGAAGATAACGTCCTTCAGATGGTACGTTCTTCTCATTCAGCGCCTTTGCAGCTGCACGGAGCTTTTCGATGTTCATGTTAGTAGTCGCGCCACCAATACCTGTGGCAACGGTTGATGGTGAAGCAGCTGCATTGAGAGCATCAATACAAAGCTGATCCATACGCCGAGCGATTGACTTTGAAACTACCTCGACAAGTTCACGGCGCTCATCAAAATTGATATGAGACTGGTGGAAAATGTCGCTGTATTCCGCAGCAATATAGTCGCTCATGGTTGCAGTAACCTGGCTGTAAGTTACATTCAGCGGGGTTACATCTGTTTGAGGCACACGAACAGTAGCAACGCCCTTACCGATTTTCGGAAATTTGACGGTGTTGCCCTGGACGCCTGTGCGTGTACGCATTGTACCACGCAGCAAAGCCTCGGCTTGGTATGCTTGTTTTACCTCTGACTCAAAGAGGGTCACAAAAGCATTAGTTACACTCTGCGCCATAGCAGAATCCTCCTATTAAGGTTTCAACTTGCCGCATACCGTTGGCCGATGTAGTCGGGCGGTTTGCTTGCATGAAATGGTCATGCCCACCAGTGGGTTCACCACATAGAAGGGCCGCAAGCGGTTAACCTCCGAATACTATATTTACACACAAATGAAAGGTTTTGCAACTATATCTAGTTGTTTGCCTTCATCCATTGTTCTTCAATCTTTGTTCTAAATGCTGGATCAGTTGTCCATCTCGGATCAGCAATAGCAGCTTCAAGATCAGTTCGGCTCATTTCTGGGGTAGACACTGCCGCATTTATCGGGATGCCTTCATTAGTCAAAGATGAATGATATTTAAGGAACGCATTGATTGCATCAGCATTATTTAAACTAAACGCCATAGCGCTGCGCTCTGCTTCATTCAATGGCGCTTTCATCAATAGACGTTCTGCCATTTCAATCTTTTCAGATGCCCGTTCACCTAGCTTTGCCATTTCTTGCCGGCGATCCACTTCCATAGTTTCATTAGCTTCTTGACTAAGCTCCATGATGCGAGAGGCGAGATCAGTAAACGCAGCTTGGGATACACCGTTTTCTTTAGCCCAATCTTGAGCGACAACAAGAGCTGGGTCTTCTGAATCAAGACCGCGATCCACCAAATCCGCAACATCGTAATCACCTTCTGGGGCTTTATGTTTGCCGGCTTTAAATTGTTTTTCAAGTTCCGCATACGATTTAGCCAGCTTTTCAACATCAGGCCCATCCTCATCCCAAAATTTCTCTGGATAATAATCAGGACGCTCTAACGGAGCATCATCGGTATCTGTTGTGAATTGCTGTTCTTCCGGCTCAGAATTGTCGTGAAGGGGCATAGGAGCCTCTTGTACGGCCTCTGGCGCAGCAACAGCTGCCTGTGGGTTTAGAAGCGGTGCATCGTCCTGCACGGCTTCCTGTGCGACTTGTTGATTATCCATTGTTACTCCTCTCGACCCTTTTTTCTATTAAACGTACAATTTCGGCCATGCCTGTTCTGACATAACCATATGACGCATCCTCTCCTGGAATCCAGGACGGTTGCTCAATTGTGATTTTCCGCAAATGATGCAAGACTTTTTGACCTTCTTCAGATTTGAATACACGGCCATACATAATATCAAGATCATCAAATTTTGTTGGTTCAGCAAAAGCTGGTTCTAAAGACTCCCACCCTTCAGCTTCGTTCATTGAATTGCCTCCTGCATGGCGCCACCATCATTCATTTCTTGTGGCTGTTCCATTTGTTGTTGTGCTTGTGCCATTTGCTGCATAATCATTTGCTGTTCTTCTGGGCTATTGAGAACATTCTGGTCAATGCCAAGACGTTCTGCAATATATTCCAGGACTTTTGGTACAGATACAGTGACCTGGCCTTGTGGCCCCATTGAGTTAGCAATCTGCATATATTGCACAAGATCATTAATCTCTTGCAATTTTTGTGCTTGGGCTAATGGAGATACTGGCGTTACCTTTACCTGGACACCGTTGACCTTCAACGGCAGATCAATCAATCCCTGTTGATCCATCACAAACAAAATGCGGCTAACAATCGGAACCATTGTTTCTGTAATGAGGCGACCAAAGGCACTACCTAAATTCGTGGCCAGCTCACGGGTACGCTCTGCGATTTCCGTGGCTGACCGAGCCGACATATTATCAGGCGGCAGCGTATCGTCCATCATTATTTTCTTAATATTCATTCTTAGGTCTTGAATGACAATCTGACTGGTATTGAAATCGCCAGACTTAGGCATTGGCGCTAGTGATGCGCCTTGCGGCCCACCTGTCCTGGCAACAGAAATAACTGCACCAGGCTGAATTTTAATGTTCTGTGGGTTTAGAACACCATCATCAGCTGCCAGGTATACGCCAGCAATCGCTAGGCTTGCGTTCTTCAACACAAGTTCCAGAGTCTTATTGAGTGTTTTGATATCGCTGATAGCTGTTACCAGTGGGCCACGGCCATATACTTCGCCGGCAACTTTCATGTAACGTGCCACGATAAACGGGCTAGAACGCATCTCACGATACACAAGTTCCTGGCGCTTAGATGGCCAAATTACATGGTAGTGATATCGCCCTGACTCCTGGTCAAAGATAACAGCATCAAACAGATCGAGTTCTTCTTCTGGCTTTCGATCAATTGCATCCTGTAAATCTGGTGTAATTGTTACGTCTGGAAACTCACGCTGGATAGCTTCTGCTTTGACCCGCAACTTACGGTATACATTATCCACATTGCCATAGCTGCCTTCCTCGATAGCAACAAGATACTGTGGGATTGACGTAAACCGGATTGGCGTTGCCTCATCACCAGGGGTAATCATCATCACGCCTGTACCGACAGCAAGATCGAGCAAAAATTCACCCATAGCCAAATCAAAGTTTGTTTGACGCAATGCCTCGAACATACGCACATTAAACTTATCCAGAGCTTCTTGAGCTGCCAGCTGGCTTTCTTCTGGGATTGCTGAACCTGGCTCTAGCCGACACCACATTTTATATGGCGGGAACAAACCAGCTTGCAAACGATTAGCAAAGCGCTGCGTGGCATGAACAGCTGTCGAGTCAAAAACCCTGGCCATCTTTGATTTGCCGGCTACACGGCCTTCATAATATCCAGAATACAAATTGCGTTGGGGCAAAGCGTATTCATAACAATCTTCATAGATAGAGCGCCATTCATCTTTTCTGGATTGCGCCTTGGCCTCACGCCCCATGATTTCTTTAATCTCTAATTTAGGCATTTTTGCTCTCGTTTCGTTTGCTTATGGACGCTGCCTTTTTTCTGGCATCTCCTTTAGATGAAGCACCCCAGGCACGGAGGGACAAAAGCAAGCGGGTGGGTCTTCCCTTTGCGTCACGCTCCGGCCCAGAGTTCCCCGCCATTCGTGCCAGGAAGGACGCACGGCGAGGATTATCGCCAGACTTTACTGGTCTTTTTAAGTTTGCGCCTTCTTTACGCTTGAAGAATTTACGTCCGGCCTCATTTAAACCGCCTTTGGGATTCTGATGCTTTTTGAGAGTCATCAATACCCCCTAGCGGCCAATGCGAATAGAAACCGTACCTGATGTATAATCACCAGTTTTAACGCCAGCACGATACACCACTACCGGCTCTGGATCAGAGCCAGCTGTTTCAATCGGTGCGGTGAATGTATCAACATCGCGCCATGTGCTGCCCTGGTCAAAGCTACGTTGCACTGTAACAGTGGCAACAAATGTACCAGAAATTGATAGGTTAAAATCGCCTACTACATACAAACCATCAGAAAATGTATTTTGAGCGCCAACGTCTTTTGTAACAAGACCAACATCTTTATCGAGAACAGCCATTATTTACTCCTAGCTTTCTTGGTAGCTTTCTTGGTAGCAGCCTTCTTAGGGGCTACGCCGCCTTCCCACGCTTCATTAGTCTCTGGCGTTGCTGGATCATCACCCTTCAATGTACCATCTTCGTTTCTAGCACGGACAGGATCAGGACGATTTTTATGATGAATCCTGGTATCTTCTTTGATTTTAGTCACTGCCGCCTCCAAGTTTTGTTTTTGGCGCTTGTCCTTCTTCTCTAGCCGGCGAGAACAACATACGCAGTCCACCAGTTCTCCGAGATTTAACACGACTAGCTAGACCAGCTGCCTCGCGTGATTCCGCTGCCTCTGCACGTTGCTCTGCCCGTTCCCTAGCTTTTTTGGCTTCTTCACTCTCACCTGGCGCTTTAGGTGTGCTAAATATCCCTGACATATTGTAACCTCGACATTAAATAATAATCCGCTAACTCTGGGCCATAACACCGCATCACAGCCTCTTTTTCAAAATACAATGCTTTTGCAAATTTGTATGCTGTCACGTTCTGCACACGCACGGCTATCTGAAGGCGCATGATATCGTATTCCTGTATCACATTGTCCAGAATCTTTCGCGCTCCTCTGGTTACAGATATCGGATCATTCTCGATACCAACACCAGGCAGCATCCAAAGCTCTGCGACTCGATCCCATTGGAACCGCAAGCCAAAAATAACAACAACCTTGCCTCTAATAATTACACTCCAAGTCAATCCTGGCGTAGCGTTATCATTGATATATTGTTCATAATTGTCGATTGTTTTGATGTAATCGAGTTCATAGCCTTTTAATTCAATGCTGCGATAGTGATTTGGATGATATGGAACGATTTGAATATCAGTCCTCATGGTAACAGTAGCTAATTGCAGCATCACATTATCTCGAAATCTGTATTGGCCATGTGTGTAGTGCCGGCAGATGTGTAACTGCCGCGCCGCAATCTGCGTTGCTCACCACCGCCAAGCATTAAATAGCCAAATGCGTCACCACAATGCGAATGATCGTTCTTTACTGGCGTATCTTTGAACCGTTCTTGGCCGGCGCCCAGGCTTTGCCGCTTGAAAAAATAGCCGCCGGACAGGCTTTTACGCAATTTAAGGCAGCGTTTATCTACCATTAGCCCTGGTTTGCTGTTAATTAGCCTCGACATAGGCGATGCACCAGCCTCGCGCCGCACCTGGAAAGCATTGCTATCTGTTGGTTGTGCTTTGAAGCCCAAGCTTCGCAGATGGTCAAATGCCGTGACCTCATAGATTTCATCACGCTTATTACCAGCCGGATCGCCCCATATCAAAATTTCATGTTTGCTGTATCGTTCCGATATCCTTGCCAGCAATTCCTGGCCGAAACGCTCTAGCCCCATGTCAAACGTCACCAGCTCATCTACAATGCGCCATGCACCGCCAGCGGATCGCTGGCCAAATATAGCTGCCGGAGTCAAACCAAAGTCAATACCGATCTGGACAGGATAGTACGGATCAATCTCTACATCACCGGACATAAGCTCATCATCATATTCTGGCCAGACTGGTCTGCCTTCCTGGACAAATGTAAACTTGCCCTCGGCATAGCAGCGTATCCAATCTACATTTTTTCCACCAAGCAGCTGTTCATAATATCCAGGCGGTAGGTTGTTTCTGTTCTCTGCCTGTGGATTAACTTGCCACCATTTTCCACCGCTGTGGATAAAACCCTGGCTCTCAGGATGATGTTCTGGCACTTCATCAGGCCCAGCCATAAGAACGCCGCCTGGTTGCCGGAAGAACGTCCACGGATAATTACCTTTGATTGGATTTTTCTCAGATAGATCATGCCACCAGTGATCGTTGTCTGGCGGGTTAGTATCCATCCAAATGCCATACCATGTTGGCCCACCGTCTGCTTTTGTCGGATAACGGCCTACACGGTGCGTTAGACCGTCAATAACAGCCTTTGGCAGCTCTCTGGCCTCATTCACCCAGGCGCCGGTCAATTCCAGCGATAGCAGCTTTCTAACATCCTGGGGGCTGGACAGCGCCATGAAGATAACCTCACAGTCAATGCCGGCAGCATCACCACGGCTAGGCAGCTTCAAATGATGCGAGATTGGCGGTTGCCATCTCATGCCTCCCCATGTGGCCTCTGGAAATAACTCCTGCCAAGTTTTGATAGTGGTGGTTCTAAGCTCGGGGTATGTATTTCTAACAACCACAAAACGGCTGTATCTGATACCATCTCTGGGGGATGGTTTCTGTCTAACAGCTCGGAGCATAATCTCCGCAGCACAACCATAGCTTTTTCCTGATCCGACTGGCCCCATAAGCCCTCTAACAAAACTGTCATCGTTCAAAAACCTATAGACTGTCGGACTGTTGCTAAAATCCAGATTAAGCGAAGGTACATCATTCTGGGGCATCTTTTTCCTCATAGGTCGTTGTCATAGGCTCATCCGGCCCCTTGATGTTAATACCAACAATACTCGGTTTATCTTCGTTCTGTTCCGCATCCAGCATACCAGATGCCTTGGCCAGAACTCGCAACACCGAAACTTTGTCGTGCATCTCAATAGTTACATCTTCACCGCGCACCGATATCTTTTTTATTGCCTTCAATGCGTGTTCCGGTATCTGATCGAACTCTTTTATCGAACCATCCAGGTTAACAATATCCGTTATGTTGGCCGTGCCAAGCGCAATCAGCTCGGCAGCAACAGCCTCTTTATGCTGATAAAGCGTTTCAGAACGCCCGATCCGGCGCTGCACCATACGCACACCGCCAAATCGTCCCAATGGTGGCCGTTTATCCGTCATACTTTGATCTTGGCCCTCTTGCTCCGCTTAATGGCCGCGCACCCTCGCGCTTGTCTTTGCGATATTCACGCCACCATTCAGCTGTATTGCCATGACGAACAAATACCGGAACTTCAACTAACCGCAACGCATTATGCAACTCAGCATATGTCGGGGATTTATCACTCCTCATCATCTTCTACCTCACCATATCCATCACAACGCTCACAAATAGCCATATATCCCTCTAGATACCCACCATTCAAATGGTCAACCACAGCCCGTTCATATTCAGTCTGACCCATGCCACCACACTCAGGACACTGTTTCATCGACATAACTTAATTCCCCACCACAAGCACCACACTTCACAACACCAGGAGCATCATCCCATACCCTGCCCCTGGTCATGGCACCACAAAAATCACAGTCTATATGACGATCATATACCTGTCTAAAACCGGATGTCGTCATCGAACCCTGACGCCGGCTGCGTGTCACCGCTTGGCGTGTCAAATCCACTCGGCTTGAAACCCTCATCTTTACGGCCTCCATCGTCCTCAAACAAATTTAACCATACATCACCCTCTTTATTCGGCAATGGCAATACGTCCAACTTCATACGCAACTTGCCTTCCTTCTCAAACGCCTTGCCAATCCGTAACCATACAGGCTTATCACGGTTGGGTATCTCTTTAGCTTGCATAATATTGTACATTGTCATCGGTCAATCCTTCCTGTTTATCCGATATCGTAACCCATTTATGAAAAATGGGAAAATAGTTTTTTGTGACCCCCATACATATACGCGAGGGGGTGGGGGGCAAGGGGTGCCTGCGCGCGAATCTTGTTAACTGAAATCGCGTTAACATTGCACGTTTTGTCGCATAACGTTAATTATGCGCAACCAGTATCGTTTGTTTACAGTCACTTGCAAGGCCTGTGGATTAAAGTTAACTGAATTGCAGTTGATGTGCCTGTTTATTGTGCAGCTGATCCTGGTCATTGTCTCGATCCTATCCATTGTGTAAATCGCCCTACAATCGCCGCAGAGAGGCGCTAGTCTTTTTTAGTACCTCCGCAACCTTTTTGTCTTTAGAGCCACTCACAGCGCGTTGTACGGGCTTCTGGAAGTATCCTATGCCCCTGGCAAAGTCCCTGCGCTGTTCTTTGCAGTAGTCCAGATGGCTTTGCAGTATCTCTGCCCAGGTTTCTATATCGAGTCCTTGCCTGATCCATGATTCAGC